GGCTATCCTGTCTTCGACACACCATCAGAAAAAGTGCATGGACCTCATGGAACGCCAATCAAAATTGGGGTTATTGAATACTGGGAAAATGAGGTAGAAGGCCTTAAGGAAGACTCAGATGGTTTAAATGAATTTTATAGACAGTTTCCACGTACTACAAAACACGCTTTCAGAGACGAATCTAAAATGTCTTTATTTAATTTAACAAAAATATATCAACAAATAGATTATAACGAAGATTTATCTAGAAACGGAGTAGTTACTAAAGGTAATTTTCAATGGGAACACGGTGTAAAAGACACAAGAGTTATATTTATGCCAAACACTAACGGAAGATTTTATATATCTTGGATACCTGATAAACATTTGCAAAATAGAATAATTGATAAAAACGGTATTAAATACGCTGGAAACGAACACATGGGTGCTTTTGGTTGTGATAGTTATGACATATCTGGAACGGTTGACGGTAAAGGGTCTAATGGATCTCTTCATGGATTAACAAAATTTAGTATGGAGAATATTCCTCCTGATCATTTTTTCTTAGAATATATTGCTCGCCCACAAACAGCAGAAATATTTTTTGAGGACGTACTCATGGCTTGTGTGTTTTATGGCATGCCTTTATTATGTGAAAACAATAAACCAAGACTTCTTTATCATTTTAGAAGAAGAGGTTACAGAGGTTTTAGCATGAATAGACCAGATAAAACTTACAACAAGTTATCTGTAACAGAAAGAGAAATAGGTGGAATACCTAATTCAAGCGAAGATATAAAGCAAGCACACGCTGCTGCAATTGAAACTTATATTGAAAGCAGAGTTGGATTTGACGGTGAAGATTATGGTGACATGTATTTTCAAAGAACGCTAGAAGATTGGGCAACGTTTGATATAAACAATAGAACAAAACACGATGCATCTATAAGCTCAGGACTTGCTATAATGGCTTGTAATAAAAATAGATACGCTCCTGTAAATAAAATAACAAGAAAGATAGTAAACCTTGGTATTAAAAAATACAACAATGAAGGAACTTTATCAAAAATAATCAAGTAAATGAATATAAACATTAATCCAAACAGTGCTTTCCCTAGTCAAGTTGTACCAAATGCTGAAAAGAGTTCATACGAATACGGAAAACAAGTAGCCCAAGCTATAGAAAGCGAATGGTGGAGACAAGGTGGTAATGGTACTAGATTTGCTACTTCTTACAATAGGTTTCACACGTTAAGATTATACGCTAGAGGAGAACAACCAGTTCAAAAATATAAAGATGAACTAGCTATAAATGGTGACGTTTCTTATCTTAACTTAGACTGGAAACCAGTTCCAGTAATATCTAAGTTTGTAGACATAGTGGTTAATGGTCTGTCACAGAAAGGTTATGAATTAAAAGCATTTGCTCAAGATCCCGTATCTTTAAAAAAAAGAACTGATTACGCAGAAAAAATATACGAAGACATGTTGGCTAAACCTTACAAAGAAAACGTATTAAAAAACATAGGTATAGATCTTTTTAATAGCTCTATAAAAGATTTACCTGAAACTGAAGATGAACTAGATTTGCACATGCAACTTAGTTATAAGCAGTCTATTGAAATAGCAGAAGAAGAAGTAATAAATAATACTTTATCTAAAAACAAATTTGATTTAATAAAAAGAAGGTTTAATTATGATTTAGTAACTTTAGGAATAGGTGTTGTTAAAACTAACTGGAACAAGGCCAATGGAGTAACTGTTGATTATGTTGATCCAGCTAGAGTTATTTATTCTTACACAGAGGATCCTAATTTTGAAGATATATATTATGTAGGTGAGGTTAAGTCTTTAGTTATTGGTGAAATTGCAAAAGAGTTTCCACAGTTAAATGAAGATCAACTAAGTAGAATATCTAAACAAGTTGGTAATAGAGATCAATTATATGGATGGAGTACTTATGATCCAGACACTATACAGGTTTTGTATTTTGAATATAAAACATACCACACCCAGGTTTTTAAAATAAAACAAACTGATCAAGGATTAGAAAAAGCTTTAGAGAAACCTGACAGCTTTGACCCACCACCAAACGATGGATTTGAAAGAGTAGCAAGAACTATAGAAGTACTATACAAAGGTGTAAAAGTAATAGGTAACAACGAGCTTATAGCTTGGGATCTTGCGGAAAACATGACTAGACCTTTTGCGGATACTACAAAAGTAGAAATGAGTTATGCAATGGTAGCTCCTAGAGTTTATCAAGGTCGTATAGATTCTTTAGTTAACAAAATAACTGGTTTCGCTGATATGATTCAGTTGACTCATTTAAAATTACAACAAGTAATGTCTAGAATAGTGCCAGACGGTGTGTTCTTAGATATGGATGGTTTAGCAGAAGTTGATTTAGGTAATGGCACAAATTATAATCCAGCAGAAGCACTTAATATGTATTTCCAGACTGGTTCAATAGTTGGTAGATCATTAACACAAGAAGGAGAAATAAACAGAGGTAAGATACCAGTTCAAGAATTAACAAGTTCTAGTGGGCAAGCTAAAATTCAAAGTTTAATACAAACTTATCAGTATTACTTACAAATGATAAGAGACGTAACAGGGCTTAACGAAGCTAGAGACGCTAGCACTCCAGATAAAGACGCTTTAGTTGGTTTACAAAAAATGGCAGCCAACGCTTCTAATGTTGCAACAAGACACATATTACAGTCAAGTTTATATTTAACTTTAAAAACTTGTGAAAATATTTCATTAAAAATAGCTGACTCAATAAATTTTCCTTTAACTTTAAACTCTTTAAAAAATAGTATATCTACCTATAATGCATCCACGCTAGATGAGATTCAAAATCTTAACATGCATGATTTTGGTATTTATTTACAGTTAGAACCTGAGGAAGAAGAACAAGCTGAATTAGAGCAAAACATACAAATAGCTTTAAAGACTAGTGGTATTGATTTAGAAGACGCTATAGATATACGTCAAATAAAAAATATTAAACTAGCTAACGACGTTTTAAAACAAAAACGCAAAAGAAAACAAAAACAAGAGCAGGCTAATCAAAAACAAATGATAGAGACTCAAGCTAATGCTAATGCTGAAGCGTCTGAAAGAGCGGCTATGGCTGAAGTACAAAAAAATCAAGCTTTAACAGAATCAGATGTTAATCTTGAGACCGCTAAGTCTCAGTTAGAAATACAAAGAATGCAGCAAGCATCTCAAATTAAACAATTAGAGATGGAAATTCAATTTGGCTACGACTTACAACTAGCGCAAGCTCAATTAGGTGCTGCAACACAAAAAGAAAAAGAAATAGAGGATCGTAAGGACAAAAGAACAAAAATTCAAGCTACGCAACAAAGTCAAATGATAGATCAAAGAAAAAATGATTTATTACCAACTGACTTTGAATCACAAGCAGATGCTAGTGTTGTTGATTTTGGTCTTAACGCCCCTATGTAATAATTAATAATCATATAATATTTTATCATGTCAGAATTAAAAGCAGAATCACAAGAAGGTGGCAGCATGAAAATGTCTAAACCAAAATTTGAAAAATTTAAAAGTAAAGAATCTAACGAACCTATAAAGGTAGATTTATCTAAACCTGTTGAAAAAACAGAACCAGATATTATAAAAGTAGATTTAACTAAAAAACCAGAAACAGATGCCATTCAAATCGGAGAAACAAAGAAGGTGGATGTGGGCGAACAAGCCGGAGATGGCGAAATCGTGGACATTGGAGGAGAAAAGTCCATTGAAGAGTCCAGCGCGCCTATTGAAGAAATTACAGAACTGGGAGAAAAACAAATATCCACACCAGAAATAAAAGTAGAGCCTGAAGTAAACTTACCAAAAAATATTGAAAAGTTAATAACTTTCATGAAAGAAACTGGTGGCACTATAGATGATTACACTAGACTTAATGCAGATTACTCTAGCGTTGATGAAAATACTTTATTAAAAGAATATTATAAAAATACTAAACCTCATTTGACATCAGAAGACCTTACATTTGTAATGGAAGAAAATTTTGATTTTGACGAGGAATTAGATGAGGAGCGAGATATCCGAAGAAAAAAACTTGCAAAAAAAGAAGAGGTTGCAAAAGCCAAAAAGCATTTAGAAGATCTAAAGGTTAAATATTACGACGAGATTAAGTTAAGACCGACCGTAAACCAAGATGAGAAAAAAGCTTTAGATTTTTTTAACCGATACAACAAAGATCAAGAGTTAGCTAAACAAAAGCACAGTAGATTCTTAAACAACACTAAACAGCTTTTAAACGATGAATTCAAAGGTTTTGATTTCGAAGTCGGTGAAAAAAAGTTTAGATATGGAGTTAAAGATCCTGCAAGTGTAGCAGAAAATCAATCAAATATTAACAACTTTGTCGGGAAGTTCCTAGACACAGAAGGTAACGTTAAAGATACGAAAGGTTATCACAAGGCTATGTACGCTGCTCAAAATGTAGACAAAATTGTAAGCCATTTTTACGAACAAGGTAAAACTGATGGTATTAAAACAGTGATGGAAAGTTCTAAAAACCCTAGCTCTGACGGACCTCGTCAAACAGCTAGCGATGGAATTTTTGTTCATGGGCTTAAAGTTCGTGCTATTGATGGAGTAGATAGTTCTAAGTTGAAAATTAAAGTGAAAAACAAAATTTAACAATTAAAAATCAAAAACTAAAATTATGGGAGTATTAAGTCCTCAATTTGGTAGTTTAGTTCCTTCTGGCTCGCCACAAGTGTTAACAGGAAATTACCTTAATTTTACTGGTGCGGGTGGTGCAAACTTCGCGCAACAATTTCTACCTGAAATTTATGAAGCTGAGGTAGAACGTTATGGAAACAGAACGTTAGGAGGCTTCTTAAGAATGGTTGGCGCTGAAATGCCAATGACATCAGATCAAATCGTTTGGTCTGAACAAAATAGATTACACATCGCTTATGATAACGTTACGTTATTAAATGGTGGTGGAACAAACTCTATACTACAAATTCTTGACAACGCTGGGGCTGCTGCTGTAGCTGGTGGTGCTGTTCAGAATGTTATAATGCCAAATGCAACTGTGGTAATAATGGATCCAGCTAATCCATCATTTACAGTAAAATGTATTGTAGGTAACTCAGGTGGTGCTCCAGTTGGCCCACTTGCTGCTTATTCTACGTTCACTGCATATCCATACGGACAAGCATTTATATCTGGTGCAGTTGTTAACGCAGCTACTATTACAGGATTAAAAGTATTTGTATACGGTTCTGAATATGCTAAAGGTTCTCAAGGACCAAACAACACTAACACAGGTGAGTCTATCACTCCTCAGTTAACTACTTTTGTTAACAAGCCAATTATTATCAGAAACAGATACGCTATAAGTGGATCTGATACTGCTCAAATTGGATGGGTTGAAGTAGCTACTGAAGATGGTGGTTCTGGATACTTATGGTATTTAAAAGCTGAAGGCGAAACTAGATTACGTTTTGAAGATTACTTAGAAATGAGTATGATTGAAGGTGAACTAAGTGCTGCAGCTGGAGTAGGTGGTGGTAGTTTTGGAGCTAACATTGCTAACGTTAACTCGTTTGCAGGTTTAGCAACAGGTGCTGGAGCTTTTGGTACTGAAGGTTTATTTGCTGCTATTAATAACGGTGGTAACGTACTTTCAGGATATGCTGGATCTTTACAGGATTTTGATTCTGTATTAGAAAACTTAGACACTCAAGGAGCTATTGAAGAAAACATGCTTTTCTTAGATAGAAAAACTGAGTTACAGTTTGATAACATGTTAGCACAACAAAATTCTTACGGAGCTGGAGGTACATCTTACGGTGTATTTGAAAACTCTGAAGATATGGCGTTGAATTTAGGTTTCTCTGGATTTAGAAGAGGTTCTTATGATTTCTACAAGACTTCATGGAAATACTTAAATGATGCTTCTACAAGAGGTGGTTCTTCAAATTTTGTTAACGGTGACAATATTGATGGTGTTTTAGTTCCTGCTGGAACTTCTACAGTATACGATCAGTTACTTGGAACAAACATCAGGAGACCTTTCTTACATGTAAGATATAGAGCTTCTCAAGCAGATGACAGAAGAATGAAATCATGGCTAACAGGTTCTGTTGGTGGTGCTAGTACTTCTACTTTAGATGCAATGGAAGTTAACTTCTTATCTGAAAGATGTCTATGTGTTCAAGCTAGAAATAATTTCGTATTATTTACAGCTTAATATTAATGTAATGCTTACCCTCGTTGTATTAACGGGGGTAACTATTACTTTTATAAACTATTTAATTATATTATATTATGTCAAAAACAAAAACAAAAGAGACTCAAGTAGAAAATACTTGGGAAGTAAAAGATAGAACTTATTTCTTAACTGGAGATAGAGAACCTTTAACATTTACATTAAAATCAAGACATACGGAAAAATATCCGTTGCTATATTTTGATCCAAAAACTAACGAGCAGAGAGCATTAAGATATGCTACTAACCAAAGTTCTCCATTTGTAGACGAACAAAAAGGAGAGGTTACGTTAAAACACATAATGTTTAAAGACGGAACTTTAATTGTTCCAAAGCAAAATCAAGCTTTACAAAAATTATTATCATTGTATCACCCAGATTTAAATGGAAGATACGCAGAATTACAACCACAATTAGTAGCTCAAGATGATTTAATAGATTTAGAATTAGAGATATTAGCTTTAAATGCTGCGAAAAATATGGACGTAGAACAAGGAGAAGCTATAATGAGAGTGGAAGTTGGAAGTTCAGTTAATGATCTTTCTTCTAAAGAATTAAAAAGAGATTTGATGATGTTTGCCAAAAGAAATCCAAAACTATTTATTGCGTTAGCTAAAGATGAAAACGTAATGCTAAGAAACTTTGGTATTAGAGCAACAGAACAAGGTATTTTAGAATTATCTGGTGATCAAAGAAACTTCTTATTTGGTTCTAACAAGCGTAAGCTTATGACAATACCATTTGATGAAAATCCATACTCAGCATTAGCTGCTTGGTTTAAAACAGATGAAGGAGTTGAAGTTTACAAAACAATAGAGAAAAAACTCTACTAAACATGTAATACTAATATAGGGCTCGTTCACTCGGGCCCAATATTATAATAAAAATACACAAATGGCAATAAACGTAGACACTGTATACAAAACAGTCTTATTAATCTTGAATCAACAACAAAGAGGATATATGACGCCTGATGAATTCAACAGAGTTGGAACTCAAGTGCAGTTGAACATATTTGAAAAATATGCTGATGATTTAAACCAACAGTATCGCATGCCACAAAATGATACTGAATACGCTAATCGCGTTAAAAATATTGAAGATAATTTACAATTCTTCCAAAGAACAGGCGCCACAGCAGGTACAAACCCTTTTACATTAGTACCTACAGATGTATATAGACTAGGTACTGTAATGTACCAAGGTATAGAGCTAACTCAATATGCTCAAAGAAATGAATTAATGCAAATTCTAAAATCTCCTCTAACACAACCAACAGTTGCTTTCCCCGTTTATCTATACGAGAACAATCAATTATTTGTTTATCCCACAAGTATAATAACACCAGGTAATGTTACTTTTTCATACTTAAAAACACCTGCAGATATAA